GTACGGTTATAATGCTCATTATCGTGGTCTGCAAATGTTATAAATTGCACTACCTAAAGTAGATTGACAAGCCAGCACTGGTTGTTTTAACATTGCTAAAATCAATTCTTCGTAATTCTCGTTAATAAACTCTTCTACATCTTGAGTAAAATAAATTGGATTCTCTGCCTGCTCCATACTTGTAGGGTCTAACTCAATCTTTACTTGACCTCTTGAAATATCATAGTTTTCTAATACCCAAAAACGCAAATCTGCTTGTTTGAATCTATGGTGGTAAATAATAAAACCATCGGTGTACTCGGTATAATAGGTATTTTGAAAATCTACTTCTACTATGTTAATATCTTGAATAATTGGATTTTTAAGCTTCTTCATTTTTTTCGGGTTATGGTTAAACAATTTTTGGTTAATTCTTTGCAAGAATAAGTCTTGCCGTTATAAGTTTTGTAATACGATAGTAAGGCTCGGATTCGGTTTCCTTCTCGTTTGTCTACTTGCATAGTCTCCCCTATGCCCAGCGACTTAATTTGTAGTGCTTGTTGTTTTTGGTAAATCATCTAATAGTTGTAAGGCTCTTTTAAATACTTGAATTCTTGCGTGTACTTGTCTTGATTGATAAGGGTCTTTTTGTACACTTGGTAACTGATTAGTTAGCTTGTTAATTGCATCTTTTAAGCCTTGCTCAAATGATGGTTCTTGTTGGAAATTTAACATAGTTTATATGCAGTGTAGGATGCTGCACCCCTTTTGGTTTTTAGTTATTTTTTTCTAATATTTCTTTGAAAGTAAAGCCTTTCATTTTTTTAGCACAATCTGAACCTACTGGATATACTGCTTGGATTTCTGCTCCTACTAATTCTTTAGCATTTTGTGCGTTTACAATATTAGGATTTACAACTTCCCATTTTTCACTAATCATAACCCAATCAACTAAACCTGTTTTCATTTTCTTACCGCAGCAGATACATTGTAATTCTTCGTTTGAGAAATCTCTTACTGCTGATTCGTAAAGTTTTGTAGTTAAAGTATTCATAATTTTTTGACCGTTTGGTTTGTTTCGGTATTCAAATATCTTAATTAAGATTTAATTATCAAACATTATTTTAATAAACTGCTAAAGCAAATCGTAACTAACTGATAATCAAAGAAATTATTTTTAAAGTTTTTTAAGGATAAGGTAAACTACAACACCAATACCTAATAAATAAAGTAAAGTGTTATTTCCTTTTGGCTTCTCTTCTTGAATAGTGGTTTTATCCACCTTTATAGCCTTGTTTTCTACTTTAGCTATTTTAAGGCTCTGTAAGCGTTTTCTTTCCTTAATGTGTCTCTTTATATAGATTGCCTTTAGTTTGTGCTTATAATCGCCTCTAATAGCTTCTAAGGGTGTAACCTGATGGTTTACCAATGTATCAAAAACATAAGCTATTTCTTCTGTAGTTTCAATATCGCTTGAATCAGTAGCTAATTCAACCTTTTGAACCACAGTTACAACAGAATCCACTTTTGTAGTTTCTACCAGCTTTTTAGACTTGCAAGAAGAAGATAGTAAAATTACTACCAATAGGATTATTACGCTTTTGGACTCCATAGTTTTATTAGTTTCTTTTGTCTTTCTAATCTGCAATCAGCCTTGCACTTTGAGCAATATACTTTAGTACCCGAAGAGATATATTCAGCTTTGCAGCACTCGGAAATAGTCAAAGGGTTTACCTGCTCTATTTCTGTTATAACTTCTATATTTAAGTCTTCTTTTATTTCTTTTGATTTCTTTGCCATAATTTAAACTAACATTAAGTTCCTTTCGCAAATTTAACCAAAATAAAGTAATATTCCTACTTACCGCCTTCATACTCAATCTCTCTATTTAAACATTCAATAGCTTTCTTTAAGTCCTGGACCAATAAATCCTTCTTACCTGCTCTTAAAATATACTTAATAGCGTTTCCCTTCATAAAGGATAAATTATAAGCGTTTGCAATATCAATTACATCAATAGGCACTCCTTTAATCTCAACTTTGTAGTATTTAGGTTTTGTGATAATATCAGCAATTTGATTCCCAGTTAATTCAACAGGTTTAAATTGATGTTTAACGCTGCAATTAGTACATACTTCAGTACATTCACAATTTTCTAAATGGTTAATTTCTTCGATACTTTTCATTTTGTTTCTCTTTTAGTTTTTCTTTATTGGTTTCGTTTATTAATTCTCTTCTAATAATTTCTATTTCTTTATATAATTCTTTTAATCTTTCTACTAATATCTCACTCTTGGTCTTGTTCATAATCTAAAAAATCTAACCTGGTATCTATCATTTTAATTAATCGTGCCTGTGTTAAGGTCTTGTAACTTGGGAATAAAAGTAGTGATTTCTCTTCTAATTCAAAAAGAAAATAGACAAAGAATTTTAGTTCTTCTAAAATCTCGCCATCAGTCATATCAAATACTTCTTCTTCCTTATTCTCCATATAAAACACCGTTATAAACACATTTATAATCTATTATTGCGTGAGGTTGCGCAAAGAATAAAACTTTGTCGCCATCTATCTTAAAAGTAACTTCAAGAAATCCTTGACACCAATCCGCTATTTTACCTGTTGGTAGATATTCTACTGCTTCCATTAACCTTGTACATCCTACTTCAAACCAAGCATTAATATTATGCCTATTTCTAATGTATCGCATTCCAAGCCTATGACTGTGTCCTGTGCAACCACTACCCCAATACTCAATTATGTTTTTCTCGCTGGCATTCTTTGTTAAACTTAATCCGTGAGTAATATCAAAAATATCAAAGTAATTAAAGACATCAGTAGGGTCATAAACCATATCGTTTTCCGCCAGGTGCAGCATCTCTTCAAACTTGGTACTTTCAAAGTGTTTATAAAGTATAGCTAATCGTGCAAGTTGACCTTTAGATAATAAGAAAGGCTTTGTAACTCGTTCATCGTGGTTACCGGTACGAATGGTAATCTTTGCATCCGTGCTTAGTCTTAAAGGCTTTAGGATTTGTTCTTCGGTATATTTAAATTCCTCTACTTCGTTGTAGCCATTTAAGATACCTTCCATAAAAAGTTTATTAGTATGCTTGGAAACAAAAGGTAAATCTACTATATCGCCATTGATACAAACTTCATCAAACTTATTGTGTTGTAATATGTTGTTGATTACTCGTAAACATTTAAGGTCTGCTAACCAACCGTGAGGGTCTGAAAATACAAATAGTTTATAAGTTCTTTTGTCGGTAAGTTTTTTTAACTGATATTGATTATATTCAGTTTCGGATAGTCTGGGTCTGTACATATTAGTTTTTTTGTCGAAATTACTAATTATTTTAGCAAATGCAATTATCTTTTATTCAAAGGCTTACGATTTATTGTTGTCATATAACCTCCTAAAGCAATTAAAGCCGATAGGAATAGCTTAATGCAAGTATTTAAAGACCAAATAAAATTATCCCAGTCAATCGTTACCCAAGCATTCGCAATAGCTACAATCGCTCCAAATACAGTTGAAAGTGTGTTATTTAATTTTCGCATACAAGTTAAACTCTCTTAGTCTCCTTCTCATTAAACCTTTACTTACTACACCACCTGCTTTAATCCACATCATAAAGCCTACTTTAATCTTTTCAATAGTTTGACCACCATTAATAAACTTAACCAAAGATGACTTTGCAAACGCTCCGCAACCAATATTATAACATAAGCAGAATAAAGCGTCAAATTCGTTCTGTTTAAGCGGTCTAATAACATATCTCTTAATACAATTAGCGTAAGTATCAGAAGTGTCTAAGAATAGCTTATAAGCCTCTTCTTGCGTTATTTTATCGCCTTTCTTTACAGGTTGTCCGTTAGCATACTTTGTGCTTCCTATGCCCACAGTCCAAACACCCGCACTGCACTGATAACTCTCTAACTTTAAACCTTCAAAATCTACTAATAGATTTAAACCTTCCTCGCTTATTTGTGCCATAAAAACTCTTTGATAAAAGTTATACCTGTAATAGTTAATATAAAAGCACCTATTCTTATTGCCCAATTTATGCCAGTGTTATAATCTCGCACCTCTTGCACTCTTGTATCAGTTTCTTCTAAAGCACCTTCGATTGTTTCTAATCGTTGTAAGATTCCATTCCTATTTAGCTTTGAACCTGTAATGGCTTGGCTAATCATTTCCACATTAATTGACAAAGCCTTTAGCTGGTCATTTATTTCTTTTAACTCATTCATTATTCATTATCCCCTTCTTGTGAATTACTTGTTGTACTTCCTGGCGTTCCTTGACCTGCATTCATATCATCATCAGTTGTTGACCAAGAAGTAAAATTTACCTCTAATTGATTAGTTTGGCTTTGATGAGTTGTGATGTTTGTTTTATTATTAACATAATCAAATGTAGCCTCGTGCATAAAGTGTAAACCTTGCGCTAAAGCAATATTAAATACTTGACCAAAGTTTATATTTTTACCGTATACATTGCCTGTAAATTTCTGCCAGGTAGCTTGATAAAAAGATAATATTGAACGAGTGATACATTCCTGCATTGGTCTTTGTGGATTTGTTCCTGTTGCCGTTTCCCAATTCCTTAACCATTTAGTTGAATTTTGGATTAAATTAAGTTCTCCGCCTGTATCATAACCAATAAAATCTTCAATTACTTGAGATTCGTATTTATTTCTAATACCACCGTGATACTGACCACTTAATTGATAAGTGTTTGAGAATGGTTTAGGTAGATTAAAATCATCGTAAGTAACAATATTTGTAGAATTATAAATAAAGCCTTTTGTATTTTGGTAGTTTTGTGGAATAATACTTATCTTAATGTCATCAAAGTAAGTAGTATGGACTACATCAATGTTTGTGCTATATTGACTTCTTAAAACAAAAGTACCATAGTTATTCATTACATAACCAGTATCTAAAGAGTTTCTATCGTAAGTAGATAATAGTTTAAATTTTGACCAATTATCTTCATCAGTCATCTTAATTTGAATAAATTTACTACCATCCCAATCAGGACTTTGAATAAGATTTGTAAAATTACCATTACTTTCCAAGTATCTAATTTTAGAAGTTCCACCTGGATTAGGTGTACCATCAAGAGATTTAGCAAAAGCAACTATAACCGAATCAGTAGGATTGTGTGACCCATCAAAGAAAACCGAACACTCTATTTTAACTGCAAAATAATTTATAAAAGTAGCATCGTTTGAAATCCTAAATACATTATATAAACCTCTATCTTCGTTTGGATTTACTGGAACTTGTGAATGTTCATTTTCAGTAACCGCTAAAATTCTATTATCAAACGGTCTATTTTGACCTGTTGCATTTAAGAAATTATAACCACCAAAAGAAGTCCAGTTAGTAGGGTCTGCATTTACATTATCATAATCCTTAAAGAATCCGTAGTTATTAAGTAAGTTTCTTTCGTAGTAAGGATATTTAAACTGAACATTAGTTAATCTTTTATTTAATGAAACTAATTGATTTACATCTGACCAAATAACATTACCCGTTTTTCCAATAGATGAATATAAGTCAAAAGAATAAGTATCTATATAACCTCCATTACTATCGTAAATTAAACCGTTTTGAAACTCTTGTTTAACCGATACATTATCTATCAAAAGATAACCTGTTGAATCATCGTTATTGTTAAAGAAATTAATACTAAATGTACCTGGACTTCCTGCTGAATAAGGAAATTCATAATAAATCCAATCATCGGTAGTAACTACACTAAATACTTCAGCACCATCTATTTCTATTCTAACAGTTGCTCTTGGAGAAACACCATCAAAATTCTTTGCCCAAAAAGAAACAATATATTCAGCAGCATTAAAACTTAATGCTTGATTTATATTAGCACTATTATTTCCAAATATTTTAGGACATTGACTACCATTTAAACCACCTGTCGGACTATTAACCACATCCCCTACTATATCCCAATATTCATAAATATAAGGAACAGTACCATTAATAGTAAAAGAACCATCTTTAACTAAATCATTTACCGCAACATCATTAACACTAATTACATACCAAGTAGCATCTTTATTAGATTGATATAACATACAACCTAAAGATTCCATTAAAGATATTAAAAGAAAATAGCAATCTTTTGGCTCAAATGTATTCCAATCTACTGCCGAATATTCCGATAACTTTAAGTTTACAGTATTTATAAGAGTACCATCAATTTTAAATTGAGTAAAAAAAGCAACATTTAATTCACTTCCAGTCTTCTTTAATAACCTACAAACAAAATTACTTATTGTTATTCCTGTGTCTACATTTGTATCATTATATAAAGCGTAATAATCTTCTCTATAATATTTAACATCTTTTAAGACTGCAAGGTTATCAGTAGCCGTAAGCTGAAGATAATATTGTTCTTGCCATTCGTACTGAATAACATCAGGCAAAAGAAACCCTCGCCATTTTAAAACTTCAGTAGTTCCATCACTTTCGTAAAAGCTAATTTTCCAAGTATATTCATTTGAATCAAAGAAAAAATCAGAAGGTTGTACGGTAGAATTGAGAGGTATAAAACATTGTATATCCGCATAAGAAGAACGAATAGGAGCAAAAATGTTGTCTTTACTTGCTTTATAATTTAATACAAAAGGCGAATTTTGTGCTGGAACTAACTCGGTAATATCGTAAACTATTGAAGTAGCTTCTAATTTTTCAAATTTAACTATATAAAAAAAGTTAGTACCTACCTGGTCATTACCTTTGAATTGTAAATTATAAATATGATTGTAAAACATTATACCACCCTCGAATTTTTTATTGCTTGGTTATCTAATAATAATCTCATTTTATCTCCCATAATATCTACTTGGTAGCCACCTTGACCTGTTGTATTAGAAGGCATAACAACTTTAGAAGCTAATTGAGCGCCTCCTTGTAAATCAATGCCTGATAATTGCTTAAATAAAGGAATAAATCCAGTTACCGCAGAACCAAAACCTAAAGGTGCTAAAAGAAAACTTAATATAGCAGCAGCAGCAACCGCAGCTAATAACTTTTTAATTAAAGCTAACAATGCTTTTCCTAACGCCTGAAAGAAATTTTCGCCACTTGATAAAGCAGCATCAAAAGAACTTGTTAAAGCACCTCCAAGTAAATTAACAACATTTTGTAAGTTTTCAGCTTGGTAATCTTCTAAAAATCTTATAGGTGGTACTACCTTAAACCCTTCTAAAGTAGTTTTAACACCTTTTAAATTTTGGTCTAATTTTATAGCATATAAACTTAATTTTGGTAATTGAGTAATTACAGGAGCAAGTTTTATATCTTTTTCATTAGTTATTTTTGCTTTTGGGTCTATTTTTTTTATTCCTGGTCCTCCAAATGATTTTAAAACATCTACATTAGTTTTTTTAGTTTCATCATTTAATTTCTTTACTGAATTATAAACAGTATCAATATAATTAGGAACATTAGGATTAATTGCATTTGTTAATCTATCAAAAAATTCTCCCCAAGAACTACTTTCAATTATTTTTACAGCATTATTAGCACCATCAACAAATACTTTAAAAAACTCGCCTATTTTACCATTATTAACTGCATTTGTAAAACTATTATCTAATCTATTAACACTTGCTTGTAATGA